TTCTTTTCAATACTCAACATAATGCCCTCCGTTGTTGAATAGGGATATTATAGCAGGAAATGAAAAAAGCCCCCAGAAGTCCTAAGTCTAATGCTTCTGTGGGGCTCAAGCATAATCGCAAAGCAGTCTGCGTGCATCTTGTCAATGGCTATGCTTCCGCGCGGGTATTATTCAATTCAAAATCATTAGTCAAAAGTGCGTAATATGTCCGTCCTGGATCATTATCAAAACAAATTTTAAAGTCATGCTTCTCAGAAAAATCACCAAAAGTTAAGTGTATTTTATCACCAATCCATTGAATCTCATGCCCAAAGCATTCACTATTCTCACTAGTGCCTATTTGAATAGTAAAAGAAATCTCATAGCCCCCTACAGTTTTAATATGTACTTCTGAATCAGCACATCCGTCTAAATCCTGAAAAATAAACGCGCTCAACTCCCCCAAATAATAAAAACTTCGATTTATATACTCCTTGTACTTTCTTACGCTATCTAAATAAACCTTCGCCATCGTTTTCCCCTTTCAAAAAATTAAAACCAAGTAAACAATAGCACAACAGAAAAACAAATGCAAAAGAAAAAGCCCCACCTGGGATATCGTACAGGCAGGGCTTTAAATCCGAAACAAAACCACTAAAATACTAGCAGACTATCAATTAAGCGTCAAATCTATCAATCTGGAATTGTGCGTCATAAGTTGAATTACGCTTACAAAGCAAAGATTGATTCAAAGTTATATCTGCGTTCGGCCCTGTGATCGGGCTCGCACTCGTCAAAGGCTTCGCACTCAGCGCGCTAAAAATGTAAACATTCCCGGCGCTGTCCGTTGCCATCCACGACAAGTTATATGCTGTGTTATTCGCGTAACGGTCATATGCTGTACCGTTTTGAAAGTACATTGAAATATCAAGCGTGATCCTGGATTTACCATAACCTACGCCCGCATTCTCAAGGCTCGCGATTTCTGGCTGACCTCTCAAACCGTTGTCCAAATTCCAATCAATCGAAAGATAGCTTTCGCTAGTAGCTGAACCGTCTTCAAGAATATTGGAAATGTCAGCGGCGCTTGTCACAATCTGATTGGTAGGCGCATCGGTATCCGCTCCCGTTCCAGCGGAACTTGTCGCCCTCGCGCCCTTCTCACCTACGAAGCTAAAAGCGCCTGTTACCTTTTCACCAGCGGCGAATGCTAGACTGGCCGTGCCGACCCGCATACCTGTATAACTGAAAAATTGTGTAACATCGTTCATTTCTTTTTCAAGAGTGTGGCTTGTCTTTGTAGTACCGTTTCGCAACATCCCGTCACTTTTAATCGTTACGCTCGTTCCTGCGCTGTGATCAGAAAGCGAGCCGATGACGTAATCAAAAACAATCGCCGAGGTTGTCGCAGTGGTAGTGCTTACGCGTCCGTACCAAGTGCCGTTTGTATTATCAACAACTTGAATCCATTTCCCTGCTGGCAAGCTTGCAGGAGTGAAGCCACTTCCAGAGTCAGCAAGTGTTTTAGTCCCAGATGTGTAGCTGATAGTAGACGCTGTATAGCTATAGTCCGCTGACCATGTACTAGCAAGCGCACTAGCTAGAAAGTCGTCCACGTTCCCATAGCTCAATTCGTGAGAAAAGCCACCCACAGCCGACCTGCTAACCTGCACAACATCGTCAATCTGTCTATCGTCTGTAATCTCTTCCGATTCTGACGGGGTAATATCGTCATTCAAGTCTTCACTGGTAAACCTGACCAACTGCCTTGATGCGCTATCAGTTGTCCCCCAACTTGATTCCGTGACGTATCCGAGTTTCGCGGTATCTGATTCTGAAAAAGCCATTTTTTTAACCTGCCTAGTATAAAGTGAAATTTATTTCAATTATATCAAATCTCAGTATTTGTATAGACTACATTACGCCGATAGACCAACGTAGTCTGCATTCTATAGTATTGCCCGTCTACGCCGAACTCTCGCGAGCTGATTTCACCCTTGAAATGAATGTCTGTGCTGATCCGTTTAAACCTGAAAAGGTTGTGTACTTCTTGCATCAAAGTTTTTGCGGAAACGTCACCAGCGTTCGCAGGAGTGAAAATATCAACAACGAAAAGCCCGCTATTTTGAAAGTTTGCTTGCGTGCCCATGCTTGTCTGTATTTCGTTGCCTGGCAAGACATTGATTTGAATATACGCCTGATTCGCTGGTGGAGTGAAATCGACGTTACTTCCTACAGCAAGATTTGTCGCAGTATTTACTCCTGTGAAGTTGTCAATAAAGTAGTCGTAAATCGCTTCCGTAGCTGTTGCATAGGTAGTCATTATTTAACCCTTTTCTCTGCGTCCTTGACCGCTTTATCAATCATCATTCTCATTCGCTGTGTTGCTTTGTCAATAGCCTGCTCGACAAACTTCTGATTTTGCTTACTGTGTCCGTCATCGTTCAATCGGGGCATATATACTAGATTCGTGTAAATCACGTTTTTGTATTCTTTTTGCATTCTCTCCAGGTCGGCTTTCTCAAACTTGCCTAGCTCGCTTCTAATATGCAATTCAATCTCTGCTTCGCTGTAACGCTCCTGCGTCTGACCCTTCTTTGCTCGCTTCTTCTCAGCAGGTAGGTAGTTGATGCGCTTCGTTTGCATCTTGTCGGCTATCCATGACATTCTAGCCCGTCCTGTATCGCGTGGCGTACCCTCAACGATTTCGCGGTATATAAACATGGTCAATTCATTTATCGTACCCTCGATGCTCAATCCCGAAACTTTCTTGTACTTATCAAGCCCAGCTTTGAAAGCTTTCAACGACTTCGCCATTCTCGCGTTTGCCTGATTGTAAGCCATTACTCTATTGCCCTTTACGTATAAAAAAGGTGTAATACGCTACTAACTCACCACTGTATTCTGGCTCAATCATCGTTATCTTGTAAATATCAGAGTCGATAGTCATTCGATCCTCTTGGCTTGGTGTGATGCTGTTTGTGTCGAGCGTTAGCGCGTCAATCATAACTCTCAAGTCACCGCGCTGGATATTCGTACCGTCGATCAAATTCGCCTCGATTTTCTGAATGACACCGATAACGCTTGTGTCGCTTGTCGATTCAGAACCGAACCCGCTACCGGAAGTATAACCAGCAGAAGTCACAGCGGTATACGTCAACGTCTTGCCGTACTTGCGAATCATTCGAAACGCACTGTTTCGCATTCTTGAGTCAAGCGCACCCGGCATAACTAACCCTCTTCAACCTCTTCGCTAAGTCCTAGCTCTATAACAAGCGCTTCAAACTCCGCATCATCCATATCATCGGGGCATTTACATCCAGCATCCAAAAGCCTGTTTTTCACGCTCTCGCTATAAACAACCAAAGTCCCGCCGTTTTCTGGAAAGCTCGCTACAATGTGACCGTTCCGAGCGCATTTATATTGCCCTACGCCGTAAATCGTCCAGCTATTTCTATTCTTCATACTCAATACCTCTTGTTACAAATCAGCCCCGAACCATCCGCATTCCGCTAGTTAACAATCTTCTCAACCTGCCCACAACTTTCGGGAACGTCTTTAGATTGCCTGCGCTGTCCATGTAGACGACTTCCAAGCTACCTACCTTCTCGCTTTTGGTTGAGCGGTCATAGCTTGGCAATAGGTCGGTTTCGTTGCTGATAAGCTCTACAGTAGCTTCTATCTGCGCTTCTTTAACTTCCTGTGGCACGTCTGTTATCTGAAAGTACGTGTAGCTCTCATAGTAGTAAGCATCGTGGCGAGGCCAAGAAAGTCGCTGTGTCGTTACCTGTCTATATCCTGTATTCCAGTTCTCGCTATATTTCTGCTCGATGTAATCGCATCCCAGAATTAACTTTTCCTGCTTCTGGGCATCGGTCAGCGCGTCCCAAGTCGTCCAAGTTGAACCAGTCCCATAACGATTTTCGATGTACTGGTTAGCTTCGGCAAGAGTCACATAACTATTACTCGTTGCCTCGCCTGCGTCTGAATTAAAAACCTGAGCCATGCGCCAACCTCTCTATCAATCTAATTATTCTACCGTCTCGCCGTTTTCGGTTTCAGTAGGCAATTCCTCGACCGCTTCTTTCTTCTTTCTACCGCGCTTTTTTGGTGCTTCTGATTCTGCTAACGCTTCCCATCCACCCATTTTTAAAACGCCTTCGTTTTCCGGCTTCTTGTAACCCAATTCTTCCATGCGCTCAATGATATAGTCATCCTCAACAATCAAAGCGCCCAGATACATAGAACCGCCCGCGTGCTTTTCGAATTTCAATAGCGCTCGATCCTTTTTAGCGTCCCAAATCATCCCATTACCGTAAAATTTAACTCTAGCCATTTTAGCTCTCCTTTTTGCTCTTCATCAACATTATACAGCAATTAAAAAAGGCGGGGTCGAAGAGCAGACCCCACCCATAACCATACAGCTATCTCTAGCCTAGTCGGTCAAATTGTCAACATGGGTCGCGGTCGCAACCGTGTAGCCCATAATTGAAGTGCTATTCAAAGTTACCGTCAAACTATCAGTATTCGCCCAGCTACCTGTATAAACAAGCTTGAGCGCACCTTTGCCACCGATAAAATTAACAGGGCTAGTTACAGCTACCACACCGCTCGCGCTGGTGTAAGTTACTGTCGCACTAACGTCTGCGCTGTACCAGTAGTGGGGAACGCCGTTGCTATCGTCCAAGTCCACGCGAATATAGCGAGTATAAGTGCCATCGGCGCTAATACCTGCGTTAATCGTTGCGGTGCTTGAAGTAGCTGATCCAAGACTTGAATACTGTAAATCTCCTATCATGCCCTTTTCCACGCTGTTGAGGTGAGCCCGCAATGCAGGCTCAATCCCAATCATATCGGAAGCGGGTTGATAGGCAGAGGTTTGAACGTCGATGATATGGCTAACCATCAGGCTAGCAATCGCGAAAATTAAAACTTTCCATGCATTCATTTCTCTGCCTCCAGATTAGCTAGTTGCCAGGTTTGTGATAGTTCCGTGGAACTCTTCCGCGCTGTAGTCAATTCCCATTTGAGAATACAACTGCAAGTCCTCAGAAGCGCCCGCTTTGCTCAATTCCTCCTCGAAAAGGTAGCCTTTTCCAGGAACTGGACAAACCACAGGACGAATCTTCTCAACATCAGCAACAAGCAAAGTCGAAGCGGTGATGTATGGAGTAAGTCGCACTTCAAGTTCTCCGAGGTCGGTTAGCACAGTATTAACTACTACGCCACCAACACCGTCACGTCTTTCCTGTAGTCCGTAAACCTCAGAAATAGCCTGCTTGATAATGGGAGAGCAGAAGATGATACAGTTACCGTTTTCGATTTCAGCACCAGAGTCAAACATACTTCTTAGCAACTGATCCATCAAAGACTTGCTAAAAGCCGCGCTTGATGCGTCCACAGTGTTAGTTGTGCAAGCGGTAACAATACCGCGAGTTTGATAGCTAGTAGAAGTATTAGATCCGAGCTGATACGTACCCTCAAGGAAGGTATATTCCATCTCAACTGCCATCTGCTTCAAGTTAGCCATAACTTGAAAGTCACGCTCATTTCGAACTGGCTGACTACCGTCAACATTTGCCAAGCCGGAAACAAGGCCGACATGGCTTTGCTTCTGGTAAGAAACGCTGATTTTCTTTTGGAAGATTTGACACACGTTTGTGTCTTGGCTTCTTACGAAAGTGGTAGGGGTGGGTGCGGTAAAGGAATCAGTTTCTGAAATATCCGGCTGTGATGCAGTCTCTAATGAATACTGCTGATTCAAAGGAAACTGAAAACTAGAGGATTGAACGAGATTAGCCCCGTCAATACCACCGATTGCGTTTAAAAAAGTTGTTCGGTTTTGACCGATTTTAAATAACTCACCAATAAAATTAGGTGCGTTGAATTGCGAAGTCACAGAATTTACATTTGCCATTTTATTTTCTCCTTAAAAAATTTTATCAATGCGCGACAGTGACACCCTTCGCGTGTGCTTCACGCTTAATTCTCATCATGTCAACTGCCCTGTTTTCTTTTCTTGCTAACTCATACTCGCCGTGAAAGTCACGCTTGCCACTTGCACGCGTCTTTGTCATCCCTGGCGAAACTCCAACGCCTGACGCTGGATTTCGAAAATCATTAGACCAAAGTTCATTTTCCTTGTACTGCTTCACTAAGTCACGGACGCTAAAATAGTCGGCTTGACCCGTTTCTGGATCATAAGACCCGCGCTTCGGCTCGCCTTTTTCGTCTCTCACGAAAGTTACTACGCTACCGTCCTCGGTCAACTCGATACCTACCTGAGATAGAATATGCGGTGCTAACTTCTCAACTATCCCGCCTTCGGCATTGATAGCTGATACAACCTCGCTACGTAGGATTTTCTCCTTCAGCGCTGTCGTGCTTTCTTGTAGCATTCGCTCTTTCTCTGCAAGTTTCGGGCTGAAATCTCGCTCCACTACTTCCTTAACCATCTCATCGACTTTCTTCTGGAAGTCTTGTTGCGTAAATTCTCCCTTGTTGCGTGCTTCTTCAAGTTCTTTGTTTAACTTCTCAAGTGCTGAAGCTTTTTCCCTCGCATCTCGCTCGTACTTGTCGCGTAATTCTCGCTCACTTCTGAGAGCTTTTTTAAGCCCTTCCCCGTCACCTTTCGGAGCAGGTATACCAGTCACGTCTAGGACGTAACCATCGTCAGATTGGCGATACATTCCGCGCAAGTTTTCTTCTACACTTTCCAAGTCGCTGATTTTGTACTCTAATGACATTCTTTGCTCTCCTTTTTGGCTTCACGCCATGAAAGCCAGCTATCACAGCTAACCACATTTAAAAATAATTTAAGGCATCACGCCCAAAGCCTACGCATCACGCATAAACTTAAAACAAATTCAAGTTATATTTTATCACACTCTTGCTTTTGTACTATTAAAGCTAACTACGCGTTCGCATAAGTCTATAAACTCCTGCACGCTCATTTCATGCCTGGCGTAGTTAATGCACGTTGTAACTATCTGCACATTGTCCGGCGTGTACCCGCCTGAATTATCAAGGCGGTCTATGCTCATGTTGTACGGGCTTGGCTTGTCTGTGAATTGATAAGTTAGCTCGTAGCCAGTAAGGGCGCACCGACCGCCCTGCTGTTCTAAAATGTTCATCACATCATCAATTGACAGCTTGAAGTATATCTCTTTTTTTCTTGCCCTGTATTTGATAGATTTTAATATGTGAGTAAGGAAAGCACGTTTTGTACAGATTGATCGCGTTCTTTCTTTGTACTGCTCATTTCGCCTTTTTTTCAAGCAAGCATGACAAACAGCATCACGGCGTTTTTTGTAAAACTTCGACGGTCGATCCTCACCGCATTTTTTGCAGACTCTATTCTTCTTCTTCAAGCTGAAACTTCTCTTGATTCCAAAGGTAAAAACTGTGATCGAACCATGTAATCAAAAACACTTCGCTGAACCACGGATCGCGCTCCCAATCTTGAATCTCTTCTTCTGTCATGTAGATGTGAGGCTGATCGGCGAAAAATGGGACGTATGCGAAGCCAATAAAAGGCAGGTAAAAGCCGAAAACTTCTCTTCCAAAAATTGTCATTTACTCAACCTTTTTTTAATCTGCGCGATTGTCAACGGCTCAAAATCTGAGTCAACCATATCGCGAAAGTTAACCTTACCCTCAGACCAAAGCTTGTATCGTGTCGGCCCTAAATAATCCTGAATAAAACCGCGAGTCGCGTCACTGTCTACCATCTTGCGAGCCCACAAATCAGAAAGCGACTGATTGCCTTTTAAGTTGTCACGATCAAGCGTTATTTTACCTGCTTCCTTCACTTGGAACTTCGTACTGGTTTCGCGTGGCTCGCCTCTGTGTCTAACCTTCTTCTTGTTATGTAGCGCGAAAATTCTATCCTCTTCGTCGCTAATATCTGAAAGTTTGGTACGTGGTAGGATCATTGAGCGACAATTGACATGACGCGGAACGGCTGGAGAACGCCCGACTAATTTATCAAACGCCTCGCGATTCGGTAATATCTTCCCATTGAGCGAAGCGCACCCAAAAGTCGTACGCCCGTCCAAAATACTTGACCATTCATAACCAGTCACGATGCTTTCAAATTGGCTTTCTGCCTCAACCCTTGCGCGGTTCATTGCGTCCGCCGTTGTTGTACGTACAATAGAGCGTGAAGCGCGCCTTGTCCTGTCGCTTGCTCGCCTCACGTTTCTAGCGATTTCCTCGTTACCTATACCGCGCAAAAGACCGTCCGCAATCTCAGCACGTACACGTTTTAAAGTCTGCGCCTTCTGGAGTGCTATTTCATCCTTCACAAGTAGCCCGCCTGCTAATGGTCTATTGAAATCTATGACGCGCATAATTGCCGATTCTGGAATATCTGTGAAGGCTAAAAAGGACGCGCCTGATTGAGCTACGCCCAACTCTTTAGAATGCGATAGTAGAACTGAGGCGGTGCTATCGTGTACTACCTCCGAGACTTCTTTCACTTCCTCTTTCAATGCGTCCGGGAAATTTGCAAACGGCTCTTTGTAGTATTCATTGACTCGCGCTAGAAGTAATCGAAGTCGCTGTCGTGGCTTTTCGCTTTGCGTGCGTTGCAGGTCGGCAATGATACGCGCCTCGGAAAGCTCAAGCAATTCCTCAAGCTCTTTTAGGCTGGCGTTCGTGTAGCGCCTCAAAAGCAATTCAGCCATCACAGCCTCATCAAGAATACTTTCAGCCATTCGTATCTTCTAAACTTTCCATAAGGTCGTCTTGCTCGATCAAAGCCTTCTCTCTCTCGACTTCTAAATCTTTAACGACTTCGTTTCGATCCATCCAACGATAAAGCGTCTGTCTACTGATTGCGCCTGTAACCCAATACTGTAGCATAGCCTGCAATTCTTGAGGCGTGGCAACGCTGGAGTAGAAATCACGATTCAATGTGACTTTTCCTTGCGTTTGAATACCAGTGAAAACTGAAGACATACGAACCGCTTTGTTAATCGCTGTCTCAACTTCTTCGACCATCCTGGCTATCGAGCCCGAATCAGAGTTTGTATCTATCATCGCTTCTGTTGCTGTCTTTTGCGTGCCACTGCGCTTTTTTAGCATTGCAAGCGCCATCTCAAGCATACGCTCTACAGTGTCATCAATAACTTCGCGTGTTAGCTGTAGACTCGTCCCTTTCCATTCCAAATATTTCACATCAGCCCCAGAGGGTAAAGCTTCGGCGTGACCTATTGAAATTTCAATTGTACCCATTTCCTCAGCCTGCTCTTTGCTTAGCCCGGTATAAACTCGACTAGGCAGGTTAGAAAGTGACAAGCTATTTTTAAAGTCGCTATCAATCTGAAACATTTCAATATTGAGATAAGCCAAGTCAATCATGGGCGGTTTTGAATACAATTCCCCACCGCTCAGGCGCTTTCCAAAGAAAAGAATGACAGGCACAAAGTCTATAATCGAGCCTTGCGAATTTACTATCTCGCCCTCGTCTAAAAGCTTTGTTTCGCCACCGCTGATAACTTCCGTTATCTTGTAATAGCCTGGAAAAAGTTCAATGTACTTTCTAACCTCTTGGCTGGAATCCGCGCCCGTAGAAGTGCGCTTCTTGAAAACCATCTTGATATATGAAAGCCTGCTCGCGCTGTCCTCGGAAAATTTCCAGTCGATAATGCTTGAGGCTGAAATCAAATGGAAAACAGGCTGGCGTGATGCTATCTCGCCTTTTGGAAAATCGACCCATATCGCGCCGTGACCGTCAAAGCATTTTTTCAATGACTGCGCGATAAAATTAGTTAAACCCGATCCTTCTCCATCCATATTCTCAAAGAACGCCTCTTCTGATCCTGTGAAGTTTTCAATCTGCGCCTCTTTGCGCGTAGCGATACCGATGAAACTGTCCTCTGCCCTCTCGTAGATGTTATAGAGAAAAGAGCGTGCAACGCGCCTCTGGTATCCAATCTGCCCCTCTTTTTCAAATCTAGGTAGGTAAATATCATGCTTGTCGCGTAGCCTTCTTGTCCCTTGGCGCAAATCCTCAATCATTTCGATTTCTTTTATCATATCTTGGAAATCGGGATGCGTCTTTTGCATCATATCGGGAGACGCTAAAGAACGCGCACCCATCGAACCAATGTCACCACTTCTTTCAATTAAATGTCCGTCATTCGTAACGGCTCCGCGTCCTGCATTATTCATAAAACAACCTACCTATGAGAATATCCTATATTCTAACAAATTTAATTTCTTGCCCACTTGAACTGAGTATGAACGCTACCCTTCACTGGATATTGAACGGCGCTATAGTATCCGATGGCAGTCCCGATGTGTTGCCAGCGCGCGTCCTCTTCTTGGTACGTGCTACCCTCTTTTAACTTCGTCATAGCTAAAGACTTGTCTGCCATCGGCGCGGTTTCAGGATTGACAAAAAGCCTTCTAACGCCTTCGGCATCACATAACCTGGCGCGCAAGCTGTTCTGCCTGTCTTTGATTGCGCCGTTGGTCGTCGGCACGCGGTTTGTAACTCTAAAACCCTCGTCACGTAACATTTTCTCTATCAATTCAAAATCAGAAGTGTGACCATGCTTCGCGCCTACATTCCCGCGAACGTCACCGCACAACTCAACCATTCCGCGATAGCCTTTATATCGCTCGATAAACTCAAGAGCAGAGTTTTTAGCCACTGCACTGTCGAGTACAATCTCATCAATGATGTAATCCTTGTATCCACCGCCGTCCTTTTGTTTGTAGCGTTGGATTATCGCGCTTGAAAGAGGCGTAAAGTTCTGGTCGTGCGTCCATATTAAGTTTGAGCAATTTTCGTTATATCGTCGCGTTGTGTGGTTTCCTGTCGGAGTTGGGTTGTAGTCGGGATAGACAAATGAGCCAGGGAAAATAGAGCCGATGCGATTGAGAATAAAGACGTTAACCCACTCCATAGATTTTTTTGAAAGTTGGCGGAAGTAATAGTCATAGCCACCGTCTAAGTTCTCGATGTTTTCTGCATCAGGGTTCGGCTTGTAGCTTTTGTCTACCTGCCTGATTAGCGCGGGCGGTTGAATGAAAAAGCCCCAACTCTCTGCCGTACCGTCTTGAAGGTTGATAGTCGGCGGTGCTTTCTCCGCTTCGTACCACCACGAATCGAAATCAGGCGGGTTCGTGTCCATAATAATACCGCGCCAAGTCGGCCCGCCGTCACGCATCGAAGGGTATCGACCGGGCCGCTGTGTCGCTACGTCAATGATGTGCTCTGGAACTTCCGATGCTTCATTGATCCAGATGAAAGTCATTTCAAGCGACTTAAACTTTTTAATATCTTTCTCTTTGTCTGCACTAACGAAGAAAATTTCCAATTCAACAGTCGTCTTGTCAGGTAGGCGAAGAGTCGTTACCGCTTCAATCGGTGAATTGTATTTGATTTTCGTTATATCACCAAACCAATCCATATACGTTTTTATGGTCGTAGATTTCAACTCTGGATAAGTCGAGCGAATAACAACCGCGCGCGTCTTTCTTATCCCTTTGTCGTTCGGCTTTTGTCTGCAAGCTCGCCCGAATAACTCCCAGCACATACCCACAGACTTGCCCGATCCAACAGGCCCACGCACACAACGAATGAAGCTGTCATCTGCGTGGAACGCTGAAAGTGTCGGGCTTGCTTTATAGGATATTACTGCCACTTCGTTTTCGAACTCCAAAACGCCGCGCTCATCTTCCCTTTCTTGATATTCTGAGCATGGCGCGCCTTGAAGCTTGCGCGCCTGTTCTTGTCCGCTTCGCTCTCACCCTTTTTAGGTGGGCTACCTTTAACGCCCTGCTGACCGAATCGAATGAGCTTGTACTTGTCACCCTCTTTCGCCATTACAACGTGCGACTTCTTGGGATGGTTTGGAGTGCGCTTCGGTTTATTCACGCCATCAAGCCCGTTCTTTTTCATTTGCGTTTTCACGCGCTCTGGAACTTTAGCCATTATTCAAGCACCCCAAAAACTTCGGCGTTTATCTTCGCGTTTCCTGAACTTTGAATACACTGTAAATCAATGTCAGATTTTGCAGGCGCTATGATCGGAATCATTTTAGTAGAAGCAAGTCCACGAGTTTTAAAAATAATATCTCGAAACTCAGGCATAAATACCTTTCCAAACTCGCGAATATACAGAATGCACTCAGCTTCATTTGTATCGTCAGATGATAAAAATATATCGTAAATAATGAATTTTTTCCCTGCTGGAACTGTATAGACAGCTTTTGAACTTTTTTGATCCAGTGCATCAAGTAAAGCTAAAACTTCTGTAGTATTTTGAGCCACTCCGCTTGACCACGACGCGCCCTCGATTGCTATTGAAATATCGCCGTCAAATTCTGTATCTGTAGCGTTCTCGGCGCTGTTAATTCGCAAAAACTCTACTGTGCTCGTTACAATTGAATTACCTGAAACGGTCACATTCTCAGAAGTTACAGCGTAGCTTGAATCAAGCCCGGTTATCGTAATTGTAACCGCGTCCGAATTGTCAGAACTTGAAAGTTCGACAAGTGTAGCGGTATCGAGCCAATTGTACTCACCGCCCTGGCTCCAGATTGTTTCGGTTGTAGAAGTAGTGCGATTGATACCGTGAAGGTGAATTAAGCTTTTCTTTGAGCCGTAACTTCCTTTCGCTATCTCGTGAATGTAATCATTCGATGGCGCTGAGAAGTCGATTGTTGAAAAAATGATGAATAGAAAAATGTTTCGCACGATTTGCATGACTTAACCTTTCTTGAAGTGAAAACAAAGTTAATTCTATCACAACGAAAAAAACCGTTGATTTGCAAAAGCTGGTTCAACGGCTAAAACCTCTGTGCAGTCAACAAACGATTGTTGGTGACTCAAGATAATGAAAAAAGCCCCGGCTGGAAAACATAACCGAGGCTTTTAGACGAAAGGAATGAAAAACGTGCTTTTAGTATAACATAGTTTTAGTTACTCGTCGTTTTTGTTGTCGTTGTTGTTGTTTTTCAAGTTACTGAAAAAATCCGCGTCGATGTTTATTTGCGTGCCAGAGTCGTTTTCGATCTTGTCTGTTTGACCTAGCCATTGTTTGCCGAGCCAGATCAGAAGTGAAGTATTACCAGAAAGCGCCTGTTCAAACTGCTTTCGGCGCAATGAAATTTTCCCCTTGGCGCTATTTTTTTTATACCATTCCGAAAAATTGCAGTCAAATTCTCTCTTGATTGCTGAGTTCAAAGTGTCATAATCAACTTCCAGGAATGAAGCTATTTCTTCACCTGTGCAATGAAGCGAGGCGAGCTTTTCAGCCTGGCTCCAATCTATAACTTTTCTTGGTCTGCCGACTTTACGCTTCACTTAAAACCGCCTTTTTCCCTGTAAAATCCTCCCATCGCTTTACAATCACATCACAATAAATTGGATCAAGCTCCATTCCATAGCAAGTTCTCCCTGTTTTTTCACAGGCGATTAGTGTGGAACCTGAGCCGAGAAATAAATCAAGGCAGTTTTCAGCCTTATGATTTCCTATTGCCCTTTCTGCTAGTGCTGTGGGTTTTTGCGTAGGATGGTAATCATTTTTAGAGTCCCTCTTTATTTCCCAGACAGTGGCTTCATTAGTAGGGCCACACCATTTTAGAGTTTTGCCTTTTGGTTTCCAATATAAGCAGGGTTCATGTCTTTGTTTATATTGAGCGTTCATTGCCGCATATTTTGCATTTGTCTTGTGCCAAATAATGAGCGCGTGTATTTCACCAAATTCATAAACAGCACTATACAAGGCAAGTGGCTTAGAGTCGGCATACCAAGTATAGATGGGGCCATCACAAAATTGACATATAACCGGAACTACTCTTGAATAAATGTCTTCAGTAGCGTCATTCTTTAGTTTTTCCCTTTTTCTTTTAATATTTACATCACCCGAATGGAAATGACCACCTTCATAACTTACCCCATAAGGCGGGTCAGTAAAAACCATATCAGCCTTTTTACCATCCATCAACTTTGCCACCTGCTCCGCATCTGTGCTATCCCCACACATAACCCTATGATTACCGAGTAGCCAAATATCACCCAGCTTAGTTTTCGGCTCTTCGGGTGCTTCTGGGACTTCGTCCTCATCGGTCAAGCCCTCAATCGGCTCGCTCGCAATTTCATCAGCGTCAAAACCAGTCAACTCTAAATCAAAATCAAGCCCTTGCAACTCTTCAAGCTCCAGACTAACTAATTCCATATCAAACTCGGATAAATCTTGAAGTCTATTGTCCGCTAGTCGGTAGGCTTTAACCTGCGCCTCACTTAAATCATCGGCAACAATCACAGGCACTTTTTCAAGACCTAATTTTTCAGCCGCTAGGCAACGTCCATGCCCTGCGATTATGGACATATCCTTGTCTACGATTACGGGGTTTTTAAAACCGAACTCTCTTATACTTGAAGCGATTTTTTTAACCTGATCCTCTGAATGCTTACGTTGATTCCTAGCATACGGTATCAAATCCTTCAACGGTTTTTCTTTAATTTGCATCAAGTCCTTCTCTTCTTACCGGGTCGCTTTGGCTTCTTGTATCCGCTCGCATGGATCGCCCTGGCTTGCTTCGTTGCTTCTGAGCGCGTCTTGTAGACTTTACCGCGTGAACCGTAACGAAACCCGCCTTTAACTTTTTGAATCGGCATAGTAGTAATAATAAAACAGGCCCGAAAAGTGCGCTTGGATCAGAGGCGTTCGGGCGATTGTTTTACTTCTTCTTTGCCATGTTGTTATGTGCAGGCTTAATACTTTCAGCCTTCAGCTTTTTCGCCATCGACTTACCTGCCATTGATGCCTTGATATGCGTTGGCTCATTTCCGTGGTTTTTTTTCATCTTCATTTTCTTCTTCTCCTGAATCCAAAATGTATTTGTCACCTTTTGGCGTGCTTACTAGCTTATACTTTTCGCCATCGTAAATATTGACGACTCGTTTTTCTGGTGATTTCAATTTTTCACTCATTGTATCCCTTTCAATTTTAACACAATTCAAATACTGAAATACTGCTAGTCTAAATTCCCGTTATTTGAATTTTTCTTCTTTAGTAAAATAGTCACAATGATAACCAAGGCAATCGGCCACAAACTTAATAAATCTTCCATCGTCTACGCTCCTTTTTAATATTTGAACTCTTCTATTCTATCAGATGCGATTAAACGATAACTTTTAGCTTGCTCAGGCATCGAAAGTAGTGCAATGGCGCATGATCGTCAACCCTCTCAAACCAGAAGTTTTTTAGCGGGTTTCGCGTGATGCGCCTGTACTTTGTTGTAGTGTATGCCTTTTCGGGCACGTTGTTTACGTTAATCCAGAATAGCCTCCCTATTCGCTGATAGTCATAGAAAAACGGCAAACCTGTCGGCACGTCTGTAACTTCGTCTTTCTCAAGCATAAAGTTGTATATCTTTTTCGCTATGTGACCTGCCTGCAATCTGCAAGCGTGTCCGTGTGTTGTAATCATCGGCGCGCCGAAAGAGTACACCTTTTCCACTTCTATATCGTGCCTTATTTCCAGGTGATACGCCAAGATTTGAGCAATCGCACCGCCCGCGCTGTGCCCTGTGATGTATAGTCGTCTTGAAGTTACTATATCCCAATCAATAAGAAAGTCAGCCATTTTAGAAGCGATGCGGTTAAACCCTGCGTGAAATTTGAACGGTTCCAAGCCCTCGGACGTTTTCCATATCATCCCATCATGCAGGGCAGTTTTCAGGTCGTTCGTGCCCTGGACGACTATTACAATATCGCCCCACATATTTAAAATGGCAAATTCTACGCCGTGAACTTTTCCAGTTCCCATTATCATGTGTGCGTGTTGCTTTCTGAAAAACTCCATTGCATAGATATTAGTGCAAAGCATCGAAAAGTTTTGAGCGCGCACTCTGATTTCGTCTGTTCCTGTTTCGTCAATTTTTTTCATTTTCCAAACTCCTAAAACGGCAAATCTTTCTGACCATAACAAGCGGTATTATAACTACAGTACATGCACTCGAAACAATCTTGATTAAAACCTTCTGGTATCGGTGGCTCGCTCTTTGCGTTGAAGATAAACTGCGCTTTTTGTCTCATCTCTTGCGCCACTTCTTCATCGTATTCAACAACTTCAAAGTATATCTGACAATTGTTTTTATTGATGACCGCGAAAAGACAATAGCGCTTTTTGAAGTAGTGCATGTATACGTGTGCCTGAGCTTTGTAGTTTGCATCAGTTTTGACTACTGTATTTTTTTGAAAGAGTTTAAACTTTCTGTCGTTCGCTGTCTTTACCTCAAGAATAGCATCGTGAAATTTTCCGTCCTCGGTTTGCACTAAGTTTTTGATGATCGAATCAACATGGCCTTTAAACCTTCCATCAAAATCAGAAAAACCCTTTTGTGGCTCTTCGCATACATATCCTGCATTTCTTAGAGTGTTGATAACCAAATCCTCAAGCGCATGGCCCACCTTGAAGATTAGAGCTACCCTGCCCTCTACTGGAACGCTTCCGGCTGTCCAGGAGTAATACAACCGCCTCAGGCATGGATGCCCGATAATAGAAGCGCCGAGGTAGGTACGCCCCTCCTGCTCCGCGTTTTCTTTGTGCGCGGCTTCAAAAAACCGCTCGGTGATTTCGTCGGTCAGTAAGTCGTATTTAAAGTTTTGATCCATCTTTTTCCCTTTCTTAAAATGGCAACAAGTAACAATCACTGCACCAAGTCGCCGGAATTATCAATTCTATTTCCTGTTCTATATGTTTGTCACGCTTTCTTTTAAATTGACAGCCACAAATAGAGCAAGTGCGCCAACCTGGAGGTGAAAGTTTAGTTCGGTTGTTCATTTCGGCTTCACTCCCCCTTCGCTTTTTCATCAAGCCAACTCATAAATTTATCCCAGTCGTTTTCGAAATTTTTTGATGGTGGCACTGAATTATCAAACTCGTTGAATATTTCTAAAGCTATCTCCGCCTTCCTCTTTTCGTTAAAACTTGAAGCACTCAACCAAATATCTTTAGCAAATTGCTTAATATCACCTCCGCACATTGAAGCGTGTAATTCTCCGTAATTTCTCCAATACTGTTCGAATTGATTTTCTTCACTCACTCGATAACCTCCCGAATCTTTTTTATTACAAACAACATTCCATCATCAAATTTACTCATCTTATCCCCCAAGCATTTGACGAAGCTCTTCAATAGAATTTTCCATCACTTTATTTGTTACACAATCCCAATATTCAAAATCAATAATATCCAACAACTCCAAAGCCCTTTGTCTGTCGAATTCTTTTTCAACTGTTTCCATTTTGGAAATAGATGATTCAAGCAGTAGTTTTTGAGGGCTGTTTTCGAAAGTGACTTGTGGGAATAAATTGGCTGGCAATTTATGGTAATCACTATCTGAAGACCACTCACCTCGAAAAAACTCCGGTTCTTCAGAAAAAGCAAAAAGACCACCTTCGTCTCTAGCCACCCAAAAACAATCCTGCTCTTCACTTGTTGTGCTTTCTGCAACAACTGTTTGAGACAAATCTGATGCTGTTTTTGTCTCAAGGTCTTGGACTTTCTTTTCAATTTCCTCTAGTCTGTTTTCCAGCATTTGACAATTCGAATTTATAATTGTGATGTTTCCAGAGGTTTGCTCTGACAAACCTCGGACTAGCTCACCAATATGATTTAATCGTTCTTGCAATTTGCTCATATCAAAACCTCCAAAGCTTTAATAAATCCCTCAGCTCTCAAACGGTCTTCATAGTCGCTTGAATCTGCGAGCTCCTGGTAGGCTTCAAGAATCGCTTCGTGCTTACTCTCTTCGATACTATCAATCATTTCCAAATCGTAAATATCTTCACTTCCGCATTCAGTACAAGCGTTTGCCCAATCTGGCGGGTCATCATCTCTTTCCCATGCGTAGCCTTCTACTACACCACAGTTGTCGCATAGTCCTATGAAGTTTGGGTCTTCCATCTCTCTCCCTTGCAAATAAAAACCCCCCGACTTTTGAACACCGCATAGGAAAGCCGAGGGGCTGGCTCTTTCGAGCAATTTATTAAATTGTTTCTGGTTGCGGTGTTCAGTCGCTTGTATTATTAAATCACAATTCTATTTTGAATTGCAATCTTTATTACCTACCTAGAAAAAACTCTTTCACTTTTCATTCTGCGCCTGTACTGCGCCACTCTCACCAGGAGTGCGACGCTTGCGCTGTCTTGATCCATAAAAGCGTCGAATTGCTCTTGCGCGATTTCGCCCAAGCTCATAATTTTGGCTAACTCTTTTGCTTCTTTTTCTGTCCAGTCTTTTTTGTATATTCGTTGCATCGCTTAACCTGCCTATCAGTTTTTGTCTGTTTCTTCTGTTGCTTCAACCTTCACGACTTCTACCTTTTCCAAATTTACGACATGAGTTTTTAAGAACTGCTTCGCCTCAAAGCGTGACTTGAATATGTGAGCTTTTCGCCCGCCGGTTGCCGTTCCGTATTGCTTACCTACTTTGATTACCGGCTTATCATCAATCTTTAAAATTATACCTTTCATCTTAAACCCTTTCGTTTAGTTTAATTGTTTTAGTCTTTCACCTTTTCGGGCCAACCTAACCAGAAGTTAATACTTATTGACTAATTTCCATAAGTTTTTTTATGAAAGCCAATTGCTCCTTCTCATCCTTATAGAAAGTTTCAGCCATAACCAGACCTTCAGTAGCGCTAAATCTAACCTTCATTGTTATTCGCTGGCTAAACGCCACCTTCGACAAGTCTAAAATCTTCGGTAGGTCTTTATAGTTGACGGCTGTTTTGTGGCAGACGTAATCAATGTATTCTTTCACAATTGTTTCAGACCTCTTTAACTTTGATAGTTTTCTCAAAAAGCTACGCCATTCCTCCGGTTCCTTTTGGCTATCATAAACCTTATCTGCAAGTGTTATAGCATCGTCCAAACTCATAGCGCGTGTGCCGTTCAATTTCTGGACTGCTGAGCGTTTCGCAATTTTCCAAAGCTCCGCAGCTTCTTTTGGTGTAATACCTGCTTGTTCTAAAACGTCTCTCACTTCTTTTACTTCCTGGCTCATAATGTAAAACTCCTTTTTAAGTCGGTGCAATGTTTCAATTTTCTAGGATCATTGTACAAAAAATATCAACCTTAAATCAAACTTTATTTTCTCATGGTGCA